TTGGTCTGACTCCTTTACGGGTTGGTCTTTTGACTCCAAGTTTTCTTCTTCTGACATGTGTGTTTGATTAAGTAATAGATTGAAACCTACTTTGGAGTTCAAGCAAGTTTCACGCCATTACTGATTATCAATATACTTAACTGCGTTTTCAATAAAACGTCTTAACTCTTTCTCTGCCTTAAGCTCGCTTTGTACATCTACTAGCTCTTCCTTTTTACACAATTCTAACTTATCTCTCAAGAGCTTTTCTTTGTGCTCGAAGTATTCGTTTAAATGTTTCCATCCAGGAGTTCTAGCCAAAGCCCTTAAGTTTTTAGCCTTAGCATTTATATCTAAAGCCAACTTTTCCTGCATATGATCAATAACTCTTTTCTCTTTTGCTACACGCATTCTTTCTTTCCATTGTGTTATGTTCATATATCTACGTTAGTAATTGCTGGGTTGTGACGGCTGTAATGGAGCCTTGTTCGTTATCGGTGCTCCTTGCGTTCTTAACGCATTGCCATCACTAGGAATACCACCGCCAAGCATCGATTCAGTTAATACGTTTTCCAAGCCTGCCTGCTGAGGCGAGTCTAATAAATAAGATTCTGGATTAGCTTTTTGAAATGAGTCTCTTAATATATCCTTAAATATCTTTGTCAAATTAACTGGTACTCCCACAGCTGCGTATTGAACCGCAGTGTTCGCGATATTAATTGCGTCTTGAGCTTTACCTCTAGAGTCGTATGCCGTAGTTGAACCTGATTCAATCTTTACTTTATAGTTATGCAACGCGTCTCCTAAAACTTCTAAGTCTATTTTTGTAAATTTTTGTGGAGCTTCTTCTAATGGGATTTTATCTATTGCAAAGTCCGCCTCAGTTCTCGGCCTCCTAACAATCATTGCTTCTGATTCTTCTGCAAATCCTTCCGCTAAAGCAAGCCACATTTCCCCAAGCTCTGCTATCGAAGTCTCTAGATGTTTAACGATATTGTTGACCTGCGTATTAACCTGGGCATCTCTAGCAAGAATACCACGAGCAGTATTTGTAAACCCTGCTGCACCACCACGATCAGTAAAGTCAACAGTCTGTGATACAGTCTGGAAATCTCTGTTAAGTTGCGCTTCCTCATTGTATCCGCTCATTGGCTGTATTGGTTTTTCTACCGGTCTAAGCACTCCCCTAATGTCTGAGCCTAACGGCAAATCAACTGGTATGATGTTGTTTGGCCTATGAACTAAATTAGCAGGATTAATTCCTGCATTTATATTGTATATCCATTCAGGGAAATTAACAGCATTATTGAAATCAATTCTTGCATTTCTTAAATTATTATACTCAACTTGTAAACCTTCTAATGGCTCAACCTCTCCTACAGAATAAAATTCTCCCCTGATTTTTCTATCGTCCATTTTTACAAAAGGTCTAAATCCAAGATCGTTTACGTCACACCTTATAATGTGTTGAGGAATTCCACCAACAATAATTGCAGTAATTATATATTCTCTTTCATCTTTAGCTTTTCCGCTTTTAGAAAACTGTCCCCAGTATTCTTGTAGGGTAATCTTGTTTTTATCAATCCTTTCGCTTATATCGTTAATCCCTTTATCCCACTCCTGCTCTTGTTCTTGCGTACTTGCGAATCCAGAGTCATGTAATTCTTCTGGGTTTAAGCCTTTAATTTCTGATAAATCATATTGGTCAGGATTTAAGTTTAGTAAATCTCCGAACCTCATATCTGCTATTGTATGTAAAACTCCCACGCCCTCTTGGAAATCTGCAACTCTTGGATCAACCTTAATATCGAATATAGAAACTAAATCTGCGGTTGGTCGTTCAAATGAAATAACTTCCTCTTCATATTCTCTTTCTATTATTTCTCCGTTATCATCAATCTCAGTTTCCATAAATGTTTCAATCTTTGTTTCCTGATACCAATCCACTTTCAAGAAACCAACTCCGTATATAAACGCATCCTTAACCCATGTTTCTAATTTTTCTTGCATCTCATCTTCATCCCACCAAAAATTTAATGTATCACGAATAGCTCCTATATAAGGAGTTGCTTTGTTAGTCCTGGGAGTAACAATAAACTTGGGATCCTTTGCTATTACTGGAGGTACTTTCTTCTCAATGATTTCAAAAATCTTGGGAATAAAAATATTCGACTGACCAGGTAATCCTTCCTGATTCTCAAATACTCGGTACATTCTGTACCAATCAAGCCATTTGTTTCTTAGCCTCATGTTAAGATTGTCAAAATCCTTGTTCACCTGAACCATCCAATCTAAGGCTCTCTTACGTTCTTCGAAGTTTAGTTGTGCCATAGTTATCGTTTACTGATATCGATTAAATGAAGTGCCCGTAAAGGCGGTAGTTTTTTTATAATCTTAATCTTCCCAATACATTCTGGACTTACACATTCAATTCCTTCATCTCTTATATCCTTATATCCATCTCCATAATCCCTACGAATATCTTGCCCGAAAATAAATTTTTTAACCCCGCATCTCCTGCAGATTCCTTCCCAGGCAATATGATCGTAACGCCTTCGCTCACGAGATGCTCTTTCATGAATTTTCTTAATACTCATAGCGCTGTTGTTTATTATATCAGTTAATCAGTGAAAACGCAATTACTTCTTGAAATACGGTCTTCCGTCTTTAGTATAGCGCATTTTCAATTGTCTAAGTGGATCCATGAATTTTTGTAAAGGACGTTTCAGGTATGGAAGCGACATTGCTAACGCATCAATCACGTCATCATGTTTCCCTGCTGGGAATCTTTTAAGTTGGTCTTCTAGAATCTCTGCTCTGTTCCGCGGATGGAAGATAAGTCCATTAGCGTACAGAGGAATAAGCCCTCGGATCTTTGTTTCTTTATTAGCTCTAGTATGGATTTGGGAAACGTGCAGATATTTTCCTCTACGTTTTCCTTCGATTTGTAGATAGTGGGCTAATGCGGACTGGTATCCTACAGCCTCAATTGCCACGCGTGAATCATATAGATCTTGTTGTCTATATATTTCAGTAATAACTTCTGATGGATCTGCTTTCCAGTTTTTATATTCTATTATATATATTCTATCGTTTCTATCCATGGCCGCAGTAAGAACAACTGAATCGTCAGCGTAATCTTTTTTAGAGATCGCCAGATCGACCGTAGTTACATAGGTAAGTTTGGCTGGTAAAGTATCCCAGTACTGAAGCCAATCTTCTTTGAATTCTCTGCCTTCTTCGGTAACTGGATCTTGTTGATACAGCGCTCCCCAGTCTCTGATCCCAATAGATTCCTTTATGGATAACAATTCTTTTAGAGAATATTTTTGTGGCCAAAGAGGTTCTCCTTTTTTCCGAAACTGTTCAGGATCAGTTGCAATAGCAGGAAAACGCAACACATCCCATTTCCCAACTTTACAACCTAATGGATAAGTAGTAGTTGTTTTCTCCCATCGGTTAGCCTTTGTATCTAGATGATATCCTTTTTCTCCTTCTAGATCTAAAAGTCTTCCACCTAAATCGTCATCGTGCCATTTTGTCATAATCAAAATAACCGACCCGTTTTTTTCTAAACGCGTATAAGCCGTTGAGGTATACCAATCCCAGATCTTTCTCCTAATAGTATCGGACTCGGCTTCTTCCCTATTCTTAATTGGATCATCAATAATCAACACGTCCGCACCAGCTCCAGTAATTGAACCGCCCACACCAGTTCCTCTATAACCTCCTCTAATAGAAACCTTCCATCTAGTAGCGGATTTACTTCCAGTTAAAAGCTGACACCCTGGGAAAATCTTTCTATGCACTTCCGTATCAACCTGCGCTCTCGTATATCTACCAAAGTCTTCTGCTAAATCAGCTGAGTATGAACAACTAATAATACTTTTTTCTGGGTATCTCCCCAAATACCACGCTGGAAATTTAATACTCGCTAATTCGCTTTTCCCATGTCTCGGCGGTAGAAAGATCATTAAACGCCTACACTTGCCCATAGCAACCTCCTGTAGTTTTCTGGCGATCAATTCATGATGCCAATTACTTTTATAATTCTTTTGAGTTAAAACACAATAATCAATCAGGTTGCGTTTCCCCATCCACAACATGGCCTGTATCTCCCGGGATGTTAACTCCGAGGAACTTTCCTCCTTGTCCGATATCGAACTTGTGTCTTCGTTCCAAGAGTCTGACTGCTGCATCTTCAGATATGTTTAAATTATTATGTACGTTTATAACTTTACCGTCCTCATTAAATATCCTACACCATTTTCCCAACATCTCTAACGCCTTTAACCGATCATTGTCCCGATCCGCTGTACTCGCTATCCGCTCAATCATCCCTATAATCCTACTAGGAAAAACCTTGTAACTCCTTAACGCGTCTTCAATAGCTCCACGAACTTCAGTCCTCCTCAATATCTCCACCACCCGACTCCGACATTTCTCCTTAGGCCATTTGCGATACTGTACGTTTAAACTCTTGAATGCCGCATACGGATCTCCGTCATGCGTTTCCAAAGCTAATATGAAGTCCCTGTTCTCTCGCGATATCTTCCAATCCTCTAAAGCTTTCTTATCTCCAATCTCTAAACTACGAAAAAACTTGTCCGCCTTAGCTCGCTCCTTTTTGGTTATCTTCTTTCCCATCGCTTCTCGTCAATTTTTCCTGTCTCCATATATTCCTTTATCATAGCCTCTATCGCTTCTGGACTTCTCCCCTGCCCTAAACTCATCTCGTACCTTCTCTTCTTTTCCTTTGAGAAAACCTGCATCCTTAAATTTCTTTTCTTAGCCATATCTAATATATTTTAATGTCTTGTAATCCTTTCCAATACTTATCAAAATTCCTCATACTCCCCATGTACCTGCTCCTCGCACACTGCCGACAAATCTCAACCTCTCCAAAATCTCCCGCATCATAATACGTCTTCTCAGCTTTCCCGCCCTTACATACATCACAGTTTGTAAACTTCTCTTCCTCCTCTTCCTCTTCTTCTTCCTCCTTAAAATACGCTCCTTCTGGTTCTGGATCCGACTTAACCTGTCCTCTATTCTCAATATTACTAACCATCTTCCTTAACTCCTTAATCTTATTAGCCTGCTCTCCGACCATATCACAGAACTCATGAACTTTTGGTTTCGTGGTTTTATCCTCCATCTGTACAGGCGTCTGTACATCAATCTGTACATTTTTGTTTTTTGCATGTACATCTTCAACTTTTCCTAATAAAACTCCTCTCACCTCAATCTTGATCCCACTTTGTAATAACTTTAAATAATGACTTAACCGCGCCCTAAATTCAGTTACTGTTACCTTCTTTATGTTTTTATCCATATGTACACGTTTTAAATCTGTACACATTTTACTCTTTGTCTGTACATGTGTCAAGCCTTTACCT